AAACCCTTAATTTATAAATTAACCATTACTGATGCTACAGGGAAAGATTCAACCTTGCAGGTTCATTATTCACGTGTATTACACGTAACAGAAAATTTATTGCAAAGTGAAGTGAGGGGTACACCATGCCTGGAACCGGTATTCAATCGATTAATGGACCTGGAAAAACTTACCGGTGGCTCGGCTGAGATGTTCTGGCGCGGAGCACGATCGGGGTATCATTTTAAACTCAAAGAAGGATTCAAAATTACACCCGAAGTAGAGGATGCTTTGCAGGATCAAATGGATGAGTATGAGCATCATTTGCGCCGCATGTTTGGAGGCGAAGGGATTGAAGATATTAAAGCACTGGCTCCCCAGGTATCGGATCCGGGGGATCATATCGATATACAAATACAAATGATATCGGCCGTAACAGGGATACCCAAAAGGATACTTACCGGGTCGGAGCGCGGAGAGCTGGCTTCGTCACAGGACCGTGAGGAGTGGCTGTCATATGTACAGACACGGCGTGAGGAGTTTGCCGAACAGCAGATAGTACGTCCTTTTGTGGATTGGTGCATGAAAAATAAAATTTTACCCCAGGTTGAAGAATATTTGGTTCAATGGCCTGATCTGTTTGCTCTCGGTGATAAAGATAAAGCTGAAATAAGTAAGATACTGGCTGAGGCATTGGCAAAGTATGCATCGGCACCAATGGCTGAATCTATCATACCACCCAAAGCCTTCCTGCGCCATGTGCTGAAACTGGATGATGAGGTTATTGAAAGTATTATGGAGAGCATACAAAAGGAAATACGCAGCGAACAGCGTGAATCTGTGAGTGAGGAAGAAGAAGAAATAATTGAGGGAGAGGAAAAAAGCCCGGTGGTAACACAAAGACAAGTAGATGTAATTGATTGGAAAAAAGTATATGAAGATGAAGGGGCTGATTGGGCAAATGATTTACAACCTTCTCAATTTGCTCAACGATTTGCCCAGCGATTAGTTGAAGAGAATAAACAATCAGTACTTGAAGTAGGTTGTGGGAATGGTAAGGATTCTCTTTTGTTTGCTGTAGCAGGATTAAGTGTAGTTGGGATTGATATTGTACCGGAAGCTGTGAAAATGGCTAAACAAAATTCTACCAGAGCCGGAATCATAGCGAGTTTCCAGGAAGGGAATGTGGAGGAATTGGATTTTTCAGATGCTAATTTTGATGCCGTCTATTCATTGAGTGTATTACATGCTACAGATATGGAGAAAAGTTTAGCAGAGATTGCTAGGGTATTAAAACCAAATGGGATAGCAGCAATTTTCATTTATTCAGATGTTCAAAAGATTGATGGAACAACAACGGAATTTATAACAGTAGATGAATTTATTGAATTATTGAAAGATAATGAGTTTGATATTGTTGATTTTTCTACAGATCAGGATGAGGAGTTTGATAATTTCGGGGAAAAGCATTCTATTATTACCACAGAAATTAAAAAGAAATGAAGAAAACCTGGAAGAAGTGTGATGGTCGGTATTTATGTATAGCTAAAGAATGTAAACAATGGACTCCTAATGGCTGCAAGCTTCGTAAAGTTGGTTTGACCTGTGATAATTGGGAATGTAAATTCAATGTCAGTCCGATTCCAGGAATTTATCAATGTGGATGTATGGATGTTCATCTTGATGCAGATGGAAAATGTTCAGGATTTAAAAAATAATGATGGAAACAGCAATACACACACATACCGAGATTAACATTAATGCATACGATCCCACGCGTACTACAATGTTGAGAAATGCATTTGCCAGGGATATGCAACGAAGGTTCAATGAATTGACAAATGTAATACGTGAAGCTGTTGACCATGATGATGTATTCGGTTTACGAAAAGAAACTCCGCGTGTACCGGTTACTATGAAGATAGTTAGTCCTGGTGCGGGAGTATTTGCCTTTCCACGTTCTTCAGATAAAATTGCAGCATTTGAACGCTGGTTACAAAATCAGGTGGATCGTGGTTTATTGGAGACACGGACATTGGAGCAGGTTGGTACCGGCATTGAAGGGGCATGGACAAACAGGTATGTGTTTGATTCATATAAACGGGGTGTTTTGCGTGCACGGTATGAACTGCAGAAAGCAGGATTCAGTGTACCCAGCATTGATATGACGGGAGGGATTGAGATTTCAATGTCAACGCCGTTCCATTTAGATAGGGTTGGATTGTTATACACCCGGGTATTCTCTGAGCTAAAAGGCATAACCTCACAAATGGAGCAGCAGATAAGCCGCATATTAGCACAGGGGATGATCGATGGTGACGGTCCCCGTGTGCTGGCCCGAAAGTTAATTGGAGGGGTAAACGGTCACAAGGCCGCAGAGCTGGGAATAACAGATACATTAGGGCGGTTTATCCCTGCACAAAGGCGAGCGGAGATAATGGCAAGAACAGAAATCATCAGGGCTCATGCGCAAGCTGAATTACAAGAGTTTCAAAACTGGGCTATTGAAGGCGTGGTGGTGAAAGCCGAAATGATGACCGCCGGAGATAATAGAGTGTGTCCGCAATGTTCTGCATTGGAAGGTGAGATTTTTACAATTGAAGAAGCACAAAATATAATTCCATTACATCCTTCATGTAGATGTTGCTGGCTTCCGGCAAAAGCAGGTTAGTAATACAATGTTTTAAAAATTTACACATAAAAGAGATAAAAGAGTATTAATATATTATAATAATCAAATATTAATATGCACAACAGTAAAAATTTAAAATATGAGCAGGTCTAAAGGTTGTATAATATCAGATGAACACAGAAAGAAGATTTCAATAGCTCTTACTGGGAAGAAATTTTCCGAAGAGCATCGGCGAGCTCTTTCATCATCACATAAGGGTCAACCTAACACTAATAAAGGAAAGAAAGGTTTATTCAAACATACGGAAGAGGCTAAGAGGCGTATCGGTGAGGCCTCTAAAGGAAACAAATATTGTCTGGGCAAGATTTATTCGGATGAACATAAACAAAAAATAAGTGAAAAATCAAAGGGAAGGAAACAAACGCAAGAAACAAAAGAAAAAATACGACAAGCAAATTTAGGCAAAATAAGAATGGAAATGCGTGGTAAAAATAATCCCATGCATACTCATCCAAATTCATATAAATCAAAGTTCGGAAAAACTGGATTCCGGGAAGATTTGGGAGTCTTTCTAAAATCAACTTGGGAAGCAAATATGATGAGATTATTCAAATATTTAGGGTTAACAGTTCAATATGAACCTGAATCTTTTTTATTATCCGATGGAAGAACATATCGACCTGATTTCTATATAATAGATAATGATATATGGATAGAAGTAAAGGGTCGTTGGCTAAAAGATGCTTATGAGAGGTTTAGATTGTTTTGTAACGAATATCCAAATTTTTCTATTCAAGTAATAGGCAAAAAAGAGTATGAAAATATAAAATCAAAATATAAATATCTAATTAATAATTGGGAGGGATAAAATTATGCCCTGGAAATTGGAAGATGTATCAAAACATAAGAAAGGACTCACTGATAAACAGAAGAAACAGTGGGTGAGGATCGCTAATTCTGCACTTGCCCGTTGCTTGAAGAAAGGAGGTACGGAAAAAACCTGTGCTCCATCAGCTATCAAGCAGGCCAATGGAGTTGTAGGAAATAGTGAGCCTACAAATAATCTTGGAATGGTAAAGGTTGAGGAACTTGAAAACTACTTATTTGTAAGTAACATCCAGGAGGAAGGATATGAAGTTGAGATAAAAGTACATCAGGGAAAACCTTATTTAGTAGTACCTGTTGTGATGATGGTTGAAGGGGTGCATGCAGGTAACTATGGACCATTGTTACATACTATGGAGGAACTTGGAAAATTCCCGGAGTCTTGGAACGGAAGACCTGCAATGATTAATCATCCAAAAGTAGATGGGGTTTATGTTTCTGCTAATTCCCCGGATATGATTGATGATGAAGCTATTGGTAGAGTTTACAATACCAAGATGGATGGTTATAAGCTGAAGGCTGAGGTATGGATGGATGAGGATAAGTTGAATGATATATCAGCAGATCTTCTTGAGGATATAAATGAGGGGAAACCAATTGAGGTAAGTACTGGAATGTTTGTTGAAGAGGAAGAAATCTCAGGATTTTGGCATGAAGAAAAATATATAGCGGTGGCTCGTAATATTAGACCTGACCACCTCGCTCTTTTGCCCGGAGGGGTTGGTGCCTGTTCTATTGAAGATGGCTGTGGAATAAGAAATAATAAGAAAGGAGGAAATGATATGAAAATTCAAGAAGCAATTAAAACATTAAGACCGGCTGGTTATTCTATTCAGCAATTAGGGAACTATGCTGAACAAGGGTACAAGGAATTGATGGATCTAATTTACAATAAACTCCGCTCAATGGATAGCCAGAATGTATGGCATTATCTGGAGGAGTTATATGATGATTCATTGGTTTATTGTAAGTCGGGGGGACTGGAGCCAAAAATGTATAAACAAGGGTATAAGATCAGTGATGGGAAGGTTGAGTTCATAGGGGATCCGGTTGAGGTTCGCAAAGAAGTAAAATTTGTTTTAGCGGAAAATAGTTCTGGAATGTCCAGGACAAAATCCAATAGTTCTAATATTAATATAGACCCAAAAAAGGAGGTAGAAATGACAAAAAAAGGTGATGAAAAACCTTGTTGCGAAGATTTGGTAAAGGAGTTGATTGCCAACGAACGTACCAAATTTACTGATGATGAC